CTTATTGCTATCGGGATATGTTGCTTATTCCCCCGTCAGTCAGTTTAACGGTGGCCCATCAAATTTTTCACAAAAGAACTACGACTTTCAATTTAGAAATTTATTGCCATCTCAATTCCAGAGTCAATATTTATCAGGGTCTAATCACAATGTGGGTGATGTTTTTTACTCTGGAACCCATAAGGTAAATTTAACTGTTCCACCAAGCTCCCTTTATTTCATAGGTGGGGGTAGAATATTGAGCTTTACCATATCAGGAGGAGAATAACTATGAGTGAATATGTAAAAGTTTCTGGTGATAATGTGGAGACTTACCCATATTCCATAGCGCAACTAAAGAATGATAATGCTGGGGTTTCGTTCCCAAAGGCAATGTCTGCGGAGTTGTTGGAGAGTTTTGGAGTTTATCCTGTGGTCACGGGGGATATGCCCGCCGCAAATTTGACTGACGATTTAGTGTTTGGAAGTACACCCGTTAAGGAAGACGATGTTTGGAAAATACAAGTAACTAAAACGCAAAAAAGCGCACCAGACGCAGAAAGGGTTGTTCGTGATCAACGAAATGCTTTGCTGCAAGAGACAGATTGGTGGGCAATGTCAGACCTCACGATGACCAGTGATCAAATAGAATACCGGAACTTGCTTCGGCAGGTTCCGCAACAAGATGGGTTCCCGTTTTTTGTTACGTGGCCCACAAAACCCTAGAAGGAGATTAAAATGACAGAGAAAAAAACAAACGTCATCACGATCAACGACAAAGAATATGATGTTGATACAATGACAGACACGCAGAAAACGCTATTGAGCCACGTTACGGATTTGGAGCGTAAGATTGGTAGCACACAGTTCAATCTTAACCAACTGCTAGTCGGGCGGGATGCGTTTGCAGGACGCCTTATAGCGGCGGTAGAAAATCCAGAAGTTGAAGAGGAAGTAGCGTAATTTCTGCATATATTCACTTGCAATTACACTTAACAAAGTGCTATACTGATTACATTCAAATCACTTAGTTAAGGCACCTAATGCAGAACAGAAATACTGTTCTCGACTGCCTCTACCTCTTCAATAAATCGGACTTTCACAAACAATACACTCTGGCAGAGTTTAACATGTACTGTTTGATTCCGCTGATCCACAACAAAGCCTATCTTTTTTACGAAGATGATCAGCCTGTAGGTTTTGTAACGTGGATCTGGCTTACGTCTGAAGAGGCAGTCGAATTTTTAGCAGAGCGTTGGATACCCGATGAGGCCGTATGGCAGCGCCCCGACATAATCGATGACCAATATGAGCTTTGGGGCATCGATTTCATCACCCCATTCGGGCATTCGACGAAAGTCATGCGGGGGATGATGAAACATTCACAATCAATTTTGGGCAAAAGAGTTCCAGCCAATTGGCGCAGATTTAAGCAGCCAGACAGAAAACACACGAAGGAGTTTTAACATGAGTGGCGGCGGCGGCGATACAGTAACAAATACGGGGCTGGGCGACGATCAGTATCAGACTTTAGCGGATAATCAGGTTGGTATTTCTGGTCAGATTACGGCTGCGGATGAAGCGGCTACGAAGCGTTATGACCAGTTTGATACCAATCTGGCGACTATCGGGGCAGATGCGGCGGGGGCTAACACGAATGCCGCTGGTGCAATTTCGGCAACCAATACTGGCTTTGCTAATTTAAACAACACCCTCACGGCCCAACAAGATGCCGCAAACTTTGGCAGAAAGACTTACTACGATAATCTAAAAGCTTCCTTAGAAAATAATACTGGTGGACTGCAAACATCTTTGGATGCTGGCTTTGCTGCGGGTCAGGATAGGTTTAATACATTAGATGACAGTGTTGGAGCTGTTCAAACTTCTGTGGATACAGGTGTTACTAATCTGACGGACGATGTAGGTAATGTACAAACCTCTCTAGACCAAGGATTTATCCAAGCCGATACACGGTTTGATACTTTAGATACAGGCCAATCAAATGCGGCTACTACTGCGGCTAACAATGCAGAGGCTATTGGTACGCAATTAACCAACACACAAGCAAACGTGCTGGGCGGTCAGGGTGCCCTCCAAAGTAACCTAGATGTTCTGTCAGATACTGCGGATGCTTATGCGTCACAGAGCCTGACTAACCAAGACGCCCTGCAAACTGGGCAAGATACTTTTGTCAGTAGATTTGATACTTATGTGGATCGTTACAGTCAGGATGCAGAAATAGCGCAGCAATCACGATCAGATTTAGCTACGGCACAAGCTAACCAGACTGACCGCCTGAGAGAAGATTTGGGTAACTTTGCTCAAGCGGCTGCTACGGGTCAGGGTGCTATTTCTAACCAAATCGGTACTCTAGGTGAAGGCACTGCGGCTGGCTTTGATGCATTAGGATCTGCGGTTGGTACAGGTTTCTCTGACGCCTCAATGCAAGATCAACAAGCGGCCTCTAACCTCACAACTCGACTTGGTAATGTTAGCAAATTAATCGACTCTAGCTCTGCTAATTTAGATGCAAATACACAGGCACAATACCGCAAGCTATTTAGTTCTTTTGACGAGAACGGAACGCTCATAGCCAATAGCATTGATGAAAGCGGCAACACAATACAACGGCGTTTTGACGATCAGGGCAACATCATAGAAACTTCTTTTGACGCTGCGGGAAATCAAGTCGGCAGCGTGGCAATGAATGTTAATACGATGCTGTCGAATGCTGAGAGTTATCAATCATCCTTGACAGGTCAGATTGGGCAGCTTGGCTCAGACATAGGCACAGGCTTTCAAGCCACTTCATCTGCGCTGGGTTCTGGATTTGCTGGAGCTTCTGCGGCAGGGGCTGCAAATCAAAGCAACCTAGTCAGTCAGCTTTCATCCCTAGACAATCTCATCCAGACATCCTCTGGTAATATCGATCAGAACCTTCTCAGCCAGTACACTAGATTGTCTAATTCGTTTGATGAAAATGGCAATTTAATTACCAATTCCATTGGGGATCAGGGGCTGACAATTTCCCGTGCCTTCGACGCCCAAGGCCGTGTAATAGAAACATCATTTGATGCGTCAGGAAATCAGGTTGATTCTGTTTCAATGGATGTCTCTAAGATGCTTTCTGATGCAGCGGCTTATCAAAATTCACTGACAGGGCAGATAGGTCAACTATCGTCAGACATAGGTACAGGATTTACAGAGTCTTCTGGACAGGTAAGTCAGCTTGGCTCAGAGCTATCTTCGGGCCAGCAAGGTCTTATGTCCAATATAGGTACTCAGTTTGGTGATGCTACCAATATGCTGGCCTCTGGATTTGATGCCACAAATCAAACAATGGCCGCTACAAGTACTGATTTGCTTAAACAAATGGCTACGGTTGATTCTGGTCTGTCTGAACAACTTAAATCACAGGCTATGGATGTTGCTTCTGCGTTTGATGAACAAGGATCTCTAATTACACAAGGTCAGGATGATCTAGGTAATACCGTCCTTCGGTCTATGGATGCGCAAGGTAACCTTCTGGTCCGTAAGTTGGACGCCAACGGTAACGAAGTATCCTCGACTGCTACCAACATGAACCAGTTGTTTACAGACTTGGGTACGTCTATGGCAAGCAGTCAGGGGTCGTTACTAGATACTATGAACACTCAGTTCTCTAATCTTGGTGATACCGTTACTACAGGTCAGCAAGGCCTAATGGCAGGACTGGACACTGCAAGTTCAAACTTCGACTCCAGAAGCCAACAACAATATACCGCCCTGTCACAGAATATGGCTGATCAAGGCATTGATATAAACAATGTGCTGGCTAACGGCTTTGATGCAAATACAAACTCTCTAAATTCAAACGCCCGTGATTTGTTGATGCTAGGCTCGCAGATCACCGGATTAGATGCTTCTGTGGCATCCGACTTTGCCACCGTGTCCTCTGCTTTCGATAATCAGGGCAATCTAATTGGATCGACTGTAGACGCCTTGGGCAACACAGTTACCAATCAGATCGATCAGCAAGGAAATTTAATAACCAGTAAATTTGATAGTACAGGCCAGCTAATTGATCAAAGCCAGACTAACATACAGAATACTATGTCTCAGGCTTCGCAAGCCCAAATGCAGCTTCAGAACAGCCTAGCCGATACTACAGCGTCTACTTTAGATCAACTTGGCTCAAGTATGGATCAAGGCTTTGCTTCCATAAATACAGCCCAGCAAAATGCGTTCAGCAATATTGATCAGAGCTTTAACCAACAGAATAATACGCTGGATGCACAGACTAAAAACATAGCTGCGGTTGCGGCTGAACAGACTGACATTGATCAGCAATCTAGGAACGAATTTAAGCAAATTTCTAACGCTTTTGATGATCAGGGGCAGCTAATAACCAACACAGTAAACGAAAATGGAACAACCATTTCACGGGCTATAGACGCAAACGGAAATCTATTGCTCCGAAGCTTTGATATGCAAGGCAATAGACTTGGGGATCAAGTAGTTAACATAAAAAGAAGCTTATATAAGATGTCGCAACTCGACATCTATCAAGGCGCTAACATAAGCATGGGCAATCTTAGCCCTGCTATGTCGGAAGGCGCTCCAACAGATGGATTTGCTTCTCCCTTTGCAGTGACGAGGTAAACATGCATCCAAAATCAATCTCTGACCAAGGCCTTAACTTAATCAAGAAGTTTGAGGGTCTGCACAAAGTAGGTCCAGACGGTATGGTAGTTCCATATCGCTGCCCTGCTAATATTCTCACCATCGGCTACGGCCACACTAAAGGTGTGAAGAAGAATATGCGTCTTACAAAGCAAGAGGCAGAAGATCTTTTGCGGCAAGACATGAAGATCTACGAGGCCGATGTTAAACGTCTGGTTGATGTACCTTTAACGCAGTACCAATTCGACGCCCTAGTTTCGTTTGTCTTCAATCTTGGTAGCGGTGCCTTTGGCGGCTCTACACTTCTAAAGAAGCTTAACGCAGGTGATTATTCTGCAGTCCCGGCACAACTGATGCGCTGGAACAAAGCACGGGTTGGTGGCAAACTTCAGCCCCTTACAGGGCTTACCCGCCGCCGTTCTGCAGAGGCAGCACTGTTCACATTGGATGCACAGCTACCCAGCGATGACGTAGATGTACCAATGGCGCAGAAGCCAGCAGCACAAGACAAGAAACCTCTGGCTAAATCTAAGACTATGGCTGGTGTAGGTATCGCTGGTGCAGCCACTGGCTTGAATGAAATGGCAGGGCAGCTACAGGGGCTTGTAGCCTACGCTGACAGCCTAAAGACCATTTTTCTACTCTGTGCAGTCGCCGGTATCGCACTGGCAGCATATGCCCGGTGGAAGGACCAAAAGGACGGGGTAGATGTTTAGCATCTTCGGCAAAGTTAAGACCTATATCATTGCCACTTTAGCCCTCGCTCTGCCCATTATTTATGTCTTTGGGCAGATCAAAGGACGGGCGAAAGAGAAGAACAAAGTCCTTACCGATGAACTACAGGCGCAACAAAAGGCGGCTGATTTTTATAAGGCGATGTCTGAAAATGAAAGCGACAATCTTACTGATCGCAAGTCTATCACTGACCGG